GAGTTTTTAGCTCGTGTGAGGGACCGCAAGGATCTCCGTGAGCAGGAAGGGCGCACTCTCTCTGAGGCGACGCGCGGACGTTTGGCGAAGATGGTTTCGGAGCTCGAGACCATTCTGGCTGAGACGCAAGCGAAGGCGAAGGAAGAGGACGTGCTGAACGAATATGCAAAGTTTTTGGAGCTTGAATCTAATCTGAGGGCATAGGCCCCCCTGCCGCCAAGGCAGCATCCACCCAAATGCCCTTCGGGAATTTGGGCGGAGAAAAAACAAAGGAGAAACATCATGAACTGGAAAGAATTGCTTGAAAAACTGAATGCCAAACGTGCCGAGCTGGCAGCGATCTTCGAGAAGGCGAAGACGAAGGTGGACGGCCAGGACCGCTACAACCTGACACCCGAGCAGCTCGAGGATGTGAAGGCACGCAATACCGAGATCAATGATCTCGCAAAACAGGTGGAAGACGCAAAGGCTGTCGATACCATCTATCAAAACAACGTGAAGGCGATCAAGGAAGGCCAGCGACCGGCGAGCCAGCTGCCGTTGAGTGGCGACCAGCGATCAGCGGTCAGCGGTCAGCGCAAAGAGGTGAAGAGCCTGGGCCAGTTGTTTGTCGAGTCTGACGCGTATAAGAACCGCGAGCGCAAGAAAGATATCAACGTTCAAATTCCCGATTTCGATTATCTCGAGGCGAAGACCTTGATGGAGACCGGCGCAGGCTTTGCCCCGCAGTCAATCCGCACAGGACGCATCGTTGAGTATGCCCATCGCCGCCCGGTGGTTGCGGATTTGATCCCACAGACCCCGACCGAGCAAGCCGCAGTGGTGTACATGGAAGAAACCACATTCACGAATAATGCGGCACCACGTGCCGAGGGCGGGCAAGCTGGTGAGAGCGCGCTGGCATATACGGAACGAAGCAAGACCGTGCGTGAGATCGCTCACTTCCTGCCTGTGACCGAGATCCAATTGGAAGATGTTCCGGTGGTGCAATCGTTGATCGATAACCGCCTTTTGACCATGCTGGACCTGGTCGAGGAAACGCAATTGCTGACAGGCGACGATAACGCTCCGAACCTGGGCGGTTTCCATACACTCGTCACGCAATCGCAGGCAAAGGGCGCAGACCCGGTGCCGGATGCGATCTTCAAGGGCATGACCAAGGTGCGCGCCACCGGATTCGCCGAGCCGAGTGCGATCGTGCTGCACCCGAATGACTGGCAGGATATCCGCCTGCTGCGCACAACCGACGGCATTTACATTTGGGGCAGCCCATCTGAGGCCGGGCCGGAACGTATCTGGGGTCTCCCCGCGGTGATCACCACAGCAGAGACCGAGAATACGGCCTTGTTGGGTGACTACCAGTTGTATTCGGAAATCTTCCGACGCCGCGGTGCGAACGTGAAGGTGAGCGATTCGCATTCGGATTTCTTCATCAAGGGCAAGCTGGCTGTGCGCGCTGACAAGCGCCTGGCACTGGCGATCTATCGGATCACGGCGTTCTGCAAGGTTACGGGAATCTAGTGATCAGTGTCCAGTGATCAGTAACCAGTAATTGGTAATTGGTAATTGGAAGACTGGAGATTGGAGATTGATATGAGCCCACAAATTGAAGGCCATTTGGGACCTTATGAAAATGCAGGCGCACCAACAGCGGGCACGGATGAGGTGCAGACGCTGGAGTTTGGCGGGACGCCCACGGGCGGCACGTTCAAGCTGACGTTCGATGGGCATACCACAGCGGCGATCACATGGACTGCTGTTGATGCAACCTTGATCGCGGCCATCGATGCGGCATTGGAAGCGCTGGCAAACATCGGCACAGGCGGCGTGGTCGTTGCAGACGGAACGTTGACGGATGGCATCGGGACCGTGACGATCACGTTCGCAGGGAACCTGATCAACCTGGCTGTGCCACTGATCATGGTGGCGAATAACAGCCTGACTGGAACCGACCCGACCATTGTGATCACGGAGACGACACCGGGCGTGACCGCCACCATGCGCGGTGCGAAAAAGGGCGCCCTGTTGATCGATTCAACGAACGCGAAGTTGTACATCAATACGAACACGGCTCTGGACCCGACATGGACCGTGGTTGGAACGCAGACGTAGACTCACCTGTCGCTGTACGCCTTCGGCGCAGCGACATCCCCCCCAAATTCGGCGCTCGTCCGCATTTGGGGGGAGAGGTGAAAGGAGAGCAATATGCCAGTCCTTGAATCAGGAGCGAAGTACCACTGCATTGGCGCACCGAGCAATGGTGTGGATGAGGTGCAGACGCTGACGATCGGAGGGACGCCCACGGGCGGAACCTTCAAACTTGGTTTCGGTGGTGAAGTGACTGCGGATATTACGTGGAGCGCCACGAATAACACGCTGGTGGCAAACATCGATGCAGCCCTGGAGGCTTTATCGAACATCGGCGCGAACGAGGTGACGACCGCCGTAGGCACGATGACGGCGGGGATCGGCACGATCACGATCACTTTTGCCGGGAACCTTGGGAAGTTGAATGTACCCACGATCACGGTGGAAGATAACAGCCTTACAGGAACCCTCCCGACCGCAGCCATGACTGTGACAACACCTGGCGTGACTGCAACGGCACGCGGCGCAGCTTTGGGTGAAACGGTGATGGACACAGCAAGCGGGAAGACGTATATCAACAACGGTTCAACAACGGCTCCGCGCTGGATCGAGATCGGATAGGAGAGCCTTATGGAAGAAACCAAAGTTCGAGTGAGGATCAAGCCCTTGAAAGGGATCGGCGGGATCGGCAATGCCGGTGACGAGGTGATGATGACGCCCGAGGAGGCTGAGATGTATTTCCGCGATGGGTATGTGGAGTATGTCAAAACGAAGGATGAAGAAGGCAGTGATCAGTCAGCAGTGATCAGTGATCAGTCAACAGTTCAGGCTGAAGATCATGCGATCATGAAGCCGGAGGCGAGGCGCAGCGGAAAGGTTGTGAAGAAGAAATGACCAGCCTTGTTTCGCCCGCTGAAGTGAGGGCGCTGATCAAAACCGGAATGTCGGATGCGAATCTACAGATTGTGATCGACCGCGTGGAGGCAGAGATCACAGAGAAGATCGGCGCGCCGCAGACGGATGCTTATGCAACGCAAGTTGTGAGGACGAAGCGCGGCGAAGGCCAAAACCTGTTCATGCCCACGGAGATCTACAGCATCGTCAGCATTGTGGAAGACAGTGTGACGCTGAATGCGGAAGAATTTCAGACGTGGGGCGGTGGCGTGATCGAGAGGCTGCCCATCGGAACCACCTGGGGCGACCGCTGCGTGGTGACGTATAAGCCTGCGGATGATCGAGCGAAACGCAAGACCGTGATCATCGACCTGGTGCGGCTGATCCTGAACAGGACCGGTTTGAAGTATGAAAGCATCGGCGGCGAGTATGCGTACACTGCCTTCGATAACTGGGATGACGAGTTCCGCAAGGCGATGAAGAGGTTGATGTTCCAGGCAGTTTAGCGTTCAGCTTTCAGCAATTAGCAAAAGGAGAAAATCATGGCAAGAACAGCAATAACCCCGCAACAGATTGCACGGACAGGTCTGGCTTCCGCACTGGCGACGCCTGACCTGGCGAACGGCAATCAGTTTGCAAACGATGGTCAGTGCTTCCTGTATGTGAAGAATGCAGCAGGATCGCCGATCAATGTGACGATCAGCACGCCCGGCCTGGTGGATGGTCTGGCGATCGCTGACCTGGTGGTGGCCGTGCCAGCGACCACCGGCGAGCGGATGATCGGTCCGTTCCCGCCTGGAATTTATAACCAGTCTGACGGGAATGTGTATGTGGATTGGTCGAGCGTCACCAGCGTGACCGCGGGTGTGTTCAGGCTGTAGCCCCTATCCCCCCGCCCTTTCCCCATTTGGAAAAGCACAAAATGGAGAAAGGGAGCCACCGGAGCATAGAATGTTCGATGATCATTTGATCCATACATGCACGATCGAGAACCCGGCCAGCGGTGAGAAGAATGCCTATAACAACGAGAAAAAGGCATATGCCACACCGCTTACCGACGTGCGCTGCTGATTAATCGAGTCACGCGAAGTGGTCAAGACCGATGAGATCACAGAAGGCGTGATCCAATCCATTTATATGTTGATGGTGCGCGGCGACGTGGATCTGCAGGAGAAGGCAAAGATCAGCCTGGTGACGCTGGATGACGGGTCTGTGATCAACGATGTGTTCGAAGTGGGTCCTGTGCTACACCGGCGCGGCAGGAATTCACATCACAAGTCAGCGACATTGGAGAGAATTTCGTAATTCTCTTACCACCAAGGAACGAAGGAGCACAAA